GTGAAGATCGCCGGGTGCTCGGTGAGTTCGAGATAGGCTTGGTAGATCGCCACTTGCGCGGCATAGACGGGCTTGGCGACAGCCAGACCGCTTTTCTCCTGCTCGCGCCAGGACTTGTTGCCCAAGCATTTGCATTCCCAGAGTGCCGGATAGGCGAAGCCCTCCGGGCCACTGACGATGACGCCGTCGATATGGCCCTGCAGGCGGCCCTCGGCCACGGAGAAGCCGAACTGCTCGCCGTCGGCCTTGCGGGTGCGCAGATCGAAACCCGCGTCCCGCAGCCACGCGACCATGCAGTCCTCCATGACGTGGCCGCGCTCGAAGATGCGCAGCATCCGTCCGGGGATGTCGCGTCCATGATCGACGGGTGCCTTGACGTACTCGAACTGCAGCGCTCGCTCGCAGGCCACGCCCAGACGCGATGCACCAAGGTACTGGCGCTCGGACTGGCGGGCACGCGCCTGCTGCATGCCGGCGTCGACCAAGGCGGTGATCTGCCCCGAGATACTTGAAGAGGAGTTGAAGTCCATCACGGCTTCCCTCCCTTCGGCTCTTCCCACGGCAGGTCATTCTCCAGATCGGCAAACGGATCACGGACAACCTCAGCTGCCGGCACGCCGCGCAGCGGCGGCGTGCTTGCCCGTTCGTGATGCTCGGTCAGCGCCTCGGTGTAGCGCGTGACGATGGCGTCGATGACTGTCATCGCCTCCGCTTCCGAATACGCCCCGAGCGGTTTGTCGAAGCCGATGTGCCCGGCCGTCGCTCCGAAGGCCTTGAGGCAATCGCGCATCGCCGCGTGCTCGATTTCGCTGGCATCAATCATGAGTGCCTCCCCGCGCTCCTCGGCCGCCAGTCGCCGACCGTAGAGCGTGTGGAAGATGTCCTGGCAGCGACGGCTGCAGAGCACCCAGTCGAGCGGATAGCGCCGGGGGTCGGCGATCTTGAAGCGACCATCCGAATGACCGAACCCCCGCGCCTGTCGTTGGCATACCCAGCATTTGCCGCTCATGCATGGCAGCCTCCCGGCTGCGCGCCCTGCCGGGGACGGACTTCGTGCCCGACGCAGCAAGCATCGAGCTCGACGTAGTCGTTACGGATAGCGGTCGTGCCGATCCTCGCCCCTTTCGGATGGCGGCAGCGGGCGATGCGCAGCCCGCCGATGTCGCTGGCACTCAACCGATCGAGATGGCAACAATTTCCGCAGCGTTTCCCTTTCATGCCCGCGCTCCTTACTGTGCCCAAGCGGGTTTGCCGGGAATGGGCGGACGCTGCGTGGTCGCCTGTTGAGATGCCGCCGGTGCGGGCGCTACGCCACTTCCGCCCGCCGATGTCTTGGAGGCAGCGCTCATCAGCGCGGCGTAGTCCTTATGGTCGGGCTCGACGACGAGCTTCACCACGTTGCGGTCCTCGCCCTTGGCATCCTTCTCGACGTCGACGCGGGCCAGGAACTCGATGCCATCCAGTTCGTGGAAGCCCTGGATGCGGCGAGCGGACGCGGCCTGGGGGGAGTTGTCCTGTGGATGGACGTTGCGGGCCGAATTGAGGATGCCCCGGATCATGCTGCGGCCCATCTGGCCCCAGGTCGGCCCCTTCCGCGACTGCAGGCCGATGTTCGACCACATCTTGCGTTTGGCGAACGGCCCATCCAGCACGACAAACTCGCAGGCAAGGTAGACGCTGCCGGTGTCGAAGCTCTCGGTGGCGTAGCCCCCGGTCCAGCCCTGCGCCGGATCGTCATGGCCGCCCGGCTTGATGGTCATGCGCACCTTGACGGTGGTGCCCTTCGGGATGAGATCGAAGCCCTGCTGTTGTTCGGCGTCGTTGAAATCGGTCCAGGTGTTCATTACGTGTCCTTTCAGTGATGGATGGCGGCGTTGTCGCCAGCGCATTTGCGGATGAGCTTCAAAAGGTTCGGCTCCTCGACGAGGTCGAGTCGGCCAGAACGGTCTTTGGCGGGATAGCCCCAGGGATTGAGCGTCTGGCAGACGAAGGCGCGGTAAAGCTCTCCCTCGTCGGTCTTGAGTTCGGCCAGCGTCACGACCTCATCGACGATGCCGGGCAGTTCCAACGCGGTCTTCGATCCCTCGATCTGCGGCACGAAGACCCTGCGGTTGAAATCGTCCAAGCGTTCGTCGAGGATGGCAACGAAGATGACGTTCTTGTCCCGCGCGTGCTGTAGATGGGTCAGCGCGGCGATCATCTCGGTGCCGAGCAGCCCGTAGGCGCCCCGGGTATCGGGCTTACCGGTGCGGTCGGAGAAGGCCTGGGGCTGCGCCTTGGCCCAGGTCAGGCACAAGCGCGAGAGCACGGTGATCGAGTCGACGAAGTAGGTGTCGTACTTCGCCAGCCGGGCCGGGTCGCCGTAGCCTTCGCAGACGTGCCGGTAATGCGCATCGGAAAACGGCGCATCGGGCGGCAGCGCCGGATTCGGGCCGGCGAGGAACACCACCAGATCGCGGAACTCGGGCCAAGTGGCGGGCCGCACGCAGTCGCCACGCCAGGCCTTGACGGCGAGGTCGCCAGCCTCAAGGTCTACGAACAGCGTCGAGGCTTCGGGCAGAGTGCGCAGCTGGCTGGTCTTGCCGATACCACTCTTGCCGAGCAGCGTCAGCTTGGCGCCGCTCTTTTCCGCGAACCGTTCGTCGGCAGTGATGATGCGAAGGGGCTTGTCCATCACGCTGCCTCCTGGATCTGGTCGGCAACGGCGGGATTCCAGAGAATCTGGTAGCCGGAATGCCCGTTGCGCGAGTACGGCATGGCCTCGGCCCAGGCCTCGCCGGCCTCGGTCAGTTCCCACTCGTCACGATCGTTGCGAAACTGCAGGCCGTGGTCTGCCAAGAGCCGGTTGGTGCCCTTGGCGGAACGGCCGATCAACTTGCCGAGTTGGGTGGCATTGAGCGAGCAGATCGGATCGGCGGCGGAGGGAAGGGTGCGACGCAGCGTCTCGACGGTGAGGCCGGTGTTCTCCTGGATGCAGGTCAGCGTCGCGGCCATCGCGATGCCGGTTTTGACGCCGGGCACCTTGGCGATTGCTTCGCCGATCAGCAGGATGGCACTCACCCGATCCTGTGTCGGCGCAGACAAGGCCGACTGTGTGTTGGCGACGCTGTATCCACCGGTCTTGCGGATCGCGGGCAACACTTCGCTGGTGACCCAGCGTTTGAAGCGCTTGGCGGCATCCTTAGTGCTGCCGAGGATCAGAGCATAGAGCCCCGATTCGTTGATGAAGTTGGCGCGCTGCGGGCGGCCGAGCGTGTCGATGACCTCACGTTTCGTTAGGTCATCGACATCGACGTGGTCGGCGACAGCCTTGTGCGGGTTGGTGAACTCCAGCGCCGAGCACACATCATTGGCGTTGAACCACGGCAGACCCAGATCGTCGACCTGGACGCGCACGGCGTGCGCGTCGAACTGGAAGGGAATGATTGCGCTCATTTTCACTCCCCCGAGTCGATGGAAAGGGTGAAAGACGGCTTGCCGGCATCCACGGTGCGGGCAGCGGCGAACTGCTGTTGCAGTGCCGGAGGCCAGTTCGTGTAGCGGGACTCAGAGACGGACAACTTGATGTCGAGGTAGCCCTCGACCTTCTCGCCCGAAGTCACGATGCGCTCGGCGATTTCGGCCAGTTGCTTCTGATCCCAACTGACCTTCTTAGGCAGCTCGAACTTGAGGTGCAGCGGGCCGTCGCTGATGTGGGCGGTGCCGAAGTCGCGGCCCGATTCACGCAGCGCGGCGCGTGCCTGTTCGCCGTAGCACTGATCCAGCGCCGCATCGAACTTGGTCCGGGCCTTTTTGAGCCAATCGATGGCGGCATCGAGGTTCTTGTCGATCTCGTGCTTCTGCGCGGCCGGCAGCGCGGCCAGTTGGCTGACGGACATCTCGGCGATGTCGGCGGGGAAGATGGTCAGATCGCTCATGGCCGCCCCCTCACTGGTAAGCACGAACCGAAGTCGAATAACGCGAGACGCGCCGTTCGAAGGATTCGATTTCGGAGATCAGGTAGGTGACGCGCGCCCCGAGCTTGCAGAAGACTGGACCGAGCTGTTCCTGCCGCCAGCGGCGCAGGGTTTTGACGGAGAGCCCCCAGCGGGCGGCGAGCTCATGTTCGTCAAGAGCGATGCGCACGGCACCGCTCGGGAGTTGCCGGATAGCGTTCCGGCCGTGTTGAACGGATGGGGTTTGGTTTTGCATTGCGGAACTCCTTTTGTTTGGGAGTTCCTATTGAATTGCTCCATGCCTTGGGCTTGCGCGAGTGCGTTTTGGGCTTTCGTGAGCAGCCACCAACATCAGACCTGCCAACGCGATCTCATTAACTCATTGATCTATATGGATACGCGCTCCCCCGTTTCGATTATTGCGATTTCGCTTATTTCGTTTATAATGGCTTCAGTTGAACGTTGACCCAACGAGGAGACCTCCATGAACGCTCCCGCTATCCCCAAAACACTGCCTTCAGCAGAGGACATCGCGCTCGCACGGGAGTCGGGCCGCGCGCTGTCGACTGTGCTCCAAACCCGTGCCGAAACCCAGCAGATCGACTTCCATGACGACAAGGGTGCGGTGCGTGCCGTGCGCATCCCGACGTCGGCGCTACGCCTGTTGCTGGAAGTCCTGACCGAGATCGGCCAGGGCAACGCCGTGTCGATCATTCCGATCCACGCAGAACTGACCACGCAGGAAGCCGCCGACGTGCTCAACGTCTCGCGCCCCTTCCTTGTCCAGTTGCTGGAGAAGGGCGACATGCCGTTCCACAAGATCGGCACGCATCGCCGCGTGCGCTACCAGGACGTCATCGCCTACAAGAAGCGCATCGATGCCGAGCGTCGCAAAGCTCTGGATGAGTTGGCCGCGCAGGCCCAGGAACTCGGCATGGGATACTGATGGGATGAGCTCGCACTTCACCGTCGTCTATGACGCCTGCGTGCTCTACCCGGCACCGCTGCGCGATTTGCTGATGCATCTGGCGCTGTCGGATTTGTACCGGGCACGCTGGAGCGATCTGATCCACGACGAGTGGACGCGCAATGTCCTGGCCAACCGCCCTGACTTGACCCAAGACCAGTTGAACCGAACACGCCATCTGATGAATGCCCATGTCCGGGACAGTCTGGTCACCGGATTCGAGTACCTGATTCCATCGATCAACCTCCCCGATCCGGACGACCGCCACGTGGCGGCGGCCGCCATCCACTCCGGGGCCAGCCTGATCGTGACCTTCAACCTCAAGGACTTCCCGGCAGAGGCACTCAGGCCCTACAACCTCGCGGCCCAGCATCCGGACGACTTCATCGTCGATCTGCTGGATCTGCATCCCGCAGGCGTGCTGGAGGCCGCAGCCTGCCATCGGCGCTCGCTGAAAAAACCGCCCAAGACGGCAGACGAATACCTCGACACCCTGCTGGCGCAGGGTCTGACTCAATCGGTGGCGGTCATGCGCCAATGGACTGTGGCCATGTGAACGGCCAAAGGGAGAATGCATGGGCAAAAAGACCCTGACCAACGCGCACTGCCTGCTTGACCTGATCGAGAAGGCTCCAGTTCAGACTCTCAAGGCTTTTTCCGGGCTCCCCGAATGCCAGGCGCTGACTCGTGGCTTCGACTGGTCACAGGATGCTGCTGCGCTCCCCTCCGCCCTGATCGAACACATCAGACATCTCCGAAAAGATCAGCGTGACCCTGCCGAGCGCGAGGCACTGCGCGTACTGCGTCTGGCATCCCCGCGCGGCGCGCAAATCCTCACGACCGTCGCCGACCAGCTCAACGACAACGATCTGATCGCCGCTTTCATGGCCCAGGACGGCGGCGAGATCGGCCGCGCGGTCTGGATGCGCACCCATTCCGACGAGGCGGCACGGCTGTTCGACGTTGCCGAGTCGATCCTGAATACCGGCGATATCCGGGGCAACAAGCGACTCTACGATGCCTTCGATGTGCCATGCGACGAGGCACCACCATTCATCTGGAACGACTCCGTCAAGAAGGAACTGGAAGCGCAACTCACCAGCGCGATGCGCCTCGGCGAACCCTGCGAAGTGGTCTACGTGCCGCTGGCCGACGAGAAGAAGAACGGCGACACGAAGACCATTCATTACCTCGTTGTCCGGTTTGCCGGAGATCAGGTGACGGCGGTGCAAGTGGTAAACCGCAACCGGAAGAGTTTCTGCTACTTCCCGGCACGCGACGCGACATTGGTTTACGCGCCGGATCGCAAGGTGGTGGAGGTCTATGCACACACCCTGTCGACGCGCGCTCCTCTGGCGAATGTTCTGTCCAAGCACGGTTTCAAGGCTCCGCTATCGAACCGTCCCCTGAACCGGTCGCGTTACGACCTGTCCCGGTTCGCGTTGCCCCTTCGGGACGAGAAACCGCAATTGGATGGCGTGAAGGTCGAGCGTCTATATCTGACGGAGGCCAAGGCATTGCTCGGACATTCGACGGACGCCGTGTCTCTGCACATAGACAGCGGCGCGGAACTGCACGAGGTCATCAATGAACGTTGGAGCAACCATCCGTTCTCGCAAACCGGAGCCATCCTCGGCGTGACGCTGTTGGCCGATCTGGTGTTCGATGGCGAAACCGGCGAAACGCCGCTGTCCATTGTGCTGGCGGAACCCGGCCGATGCAGCTTGCAAGGCGAGAAGGACCTCCGGCTGCGGCAGGCCGGGACACAATTGCTTGAAGCGTTGGGCGTTCTGAAGCCGTTGCACCCGGGCTCGGGTGTCGACGACCCGAACCTTGTCGTTCAGGTGGCTCGGCTGCTCGAATCCGCGACCAGCCCGATGGACGGCTTCGCACTGGCGCAACTGGGGATCGACATCGACCGATTCGAGGATGAAGGCATTATCACCGAGGGCGACCGGATCACCGAGAGGGTGGTCGATCTGGCCGACGGCGAGCGGTTCACGGTCAAATTGGAGCGCTGCGTCGACGCCAATCAGGTGCGCTACCGTGATCCGCTCACCGGTATAGATGTAATCCTGCCCGCCAAACATGCGCGGCGCTGGAAAGTGCATCTGAACTGGCTGCGCGAGGAGATCATCACGGCCTTGGGCACCGCGCTGCAGGGGGTACGTAGCAAGTATGTTGATGAAGAGCCCGTGTTCCTGGGCGAAATCGACATCGACGGGCATGCCGTCGCGCTCTACTTCGCCGCGAAGATGTCCAGCGAGCGCCAATACGCCCGCGTCGATACCGCCTTGCGGCTGCATCCTCGCCCCGTTCCCGGCATCGTGCTGACGACGGCATCCGTCCCGTTCCCGTTCGCCGGGACGAATGTGGTGATCCCCATCGAGGACGTGGTGTCGTCCGCTGGCGCGAAAACAGCCATCGACATGACTCGTCTCACGGTCGCGTATCGGCACGGACGGTTGGCTGCAATGGGTGGCACCTCGGTAAGCCTGAAGGTATCCGCCGACGGGTATGCGGCCGTGTTGTACCTCCCTGGCAAAGCACCTTGGCGTGTCACCGGCAAGGGCAAGATCACCGTGCTGCAGCGCTTGGTCGATGCCTACGCAACAGGCACGCATGTGAACACCAAGATACTGATGGACGACACAGGATGTGCATCGCCTGCCAACCTGTTCTCCAAGACGTCGCCCTGGAGAAACTACCTGGCCAGAGTCAAAGGCACTCACGGATGGCAGTTGAACCTGCCGATCCTCGACGCTCCGGTCGATGATGACGAAGAAAAGATCGAGACGGAAGAAGTCGCGCTGATCGGCTGACGTTCAAGCGTCCATTACCCTGCGTTGCCATCCTCTTCGGAGGATCAGGCCCACTATCTGTGACGGTTGCTATTCCCCGGAGCCGTCATGAAGAATCTCGAACTCGCATCCCCCTCGGAGATGTCCGCCAGCGCCCGTGCTGGCGAAATCGCCGCCATCCTTGCGGTCGCCATCGTTCGCACACTCGTCGCGGATGAGCCAAAACAGAGAGCAGTTGGACTTGGCTTCCTGCCCGACCAGCGCGTTCATACAACCCCCTATCAACAGGAGAAGTTGTGATGAACGAGAAACAAGCATCCGTCGCCGCCCGGATCTCTGAGCTGGCCTGCCTGCCGATGTCCGAACTCTGGTCGCTCTGGGATCGGTACTTTCCCCGCCGCCCTGATTATCCGAATCGCACGCACGTCGAGTCGCGCATTGCCTACAAGCTGCAGGAGGAAGCCTTTGGCAGCCTCGCCCCCGAGACAAAGCAGCGGCTGGAGGCCATCGGTGCGAAGCACTCCAAGATCAAGCTGCGTGCCAAGCCACGTGATTTCAATTTCGCGCCGGGCACGGTAATTCTGCGCGAATGGGGCGAGCGCGAGCACCGGGTAACGGTCAACGCCGAGGGGCGTTTCGAGTACGAGGGCCATACCTTCAAGAGCTTGACGGCGGTGGCTCGGCACATCACCGGTCAGCACTGGAGCGGGCCACTGTTCTTCGGCTTCGGCAAGGGAGGTGCACGATGAGCGAAATCGCCAGTACCAAGGCCCGCAAGCGCTGTGCCGTCTACTGCCGGGTATCCACGGACGAACGTCTCGATCAGGAATTCAACTCCATCGACGCACAGAAGGAGGCGGGCCACGCATACATCGCCAGCCAGCGAACCGAGGGCTGGATTTCGGTCGCGGACGACTATGACGATCCCGGTTTCTCCGGCGGCAACACCGAGCGCCCGGCGCTCAAGCGTCTGCTGGCCGACATCGAGCGCGGCCAGATCGACATCGTGGTGGTCTACAAGATTGACCGCCTGACGCGCAGCCTTGCCGACTTCTCCAAGATGGTTGAGGTGTTCGAACGCAACGAGGTGTCCTTCGTATCGGTCACCCAGCAATTCAACACCACCACCCCGATGGGACGGCTAATGCTGAACGTCCTTCTTTCCTTTGCCCAGTTCGAGCGCGAGGTCACCGGCGAGCGTATCCGCGACAAGATCGCGGCCGCCAAGCGCAAGGGAATGTGGATGGGTGGAGTGCCATCCATCGGCTACGACGTCGTGAACCGCCAGCTGGTCATCAACGAAGCCGAGGCGGCAGTAGTGTGCCGCATCTTTGAGGAAATGCTGACCATCGGCTCGCCAACCCAGATCGCCGCCAACTTGACTGCCGAAGGCATCACCACCAAGGCCTGGACGACACAGGAGGGCCAGACCCGCAGCGGCACCCGCATCGACAAGAAGTATCTGCACAAGCTGCTGCGCAACCGCATCTATCTGGGCGAGCTGTCGCACAAGGGAAACTGGTACCCCGGTGCGCATCCGCCGATCATCGACCGGGAACTGTGGGACAAGGTTCACGCGGTGCTGGCAAAGAGCGGTCATGCCCGGTCGGTGGAAACCAAGATCCGGTCACGTACTGACGCCTTGCTGCGTGGCCTGCTCTACGCCCCGTCGGGCGAACGGATGTACCCAACCTACTCGAACAAGAAGGGACACAAGTATCACTATTACGTGTCCAAGTCAGAAAGCCGTTTCGGCGCGCCGGGCAAGAGCTACGAGCGCCTGCCTGCTCCGGAGATCGAGGCAGCGGTGGTCGCCCAAATCCGCACGGTGCTGACCAGCCCGGAATCCATTGCCTCGGTGGTTCGCCACATTCAGCGCAACGGCGGACAGGTCGACGAGGCCACCACGGTAATGGCAATGGGACGGCTCAACGACGTGTGGGATCAGTTGTTCCCGGTTGAACGCCACCGCATCGCCAACCTGATGATCGAGCGCATCGACCTCGTCCACGTCGGCGAGGTGCAGGGCATCAAGGTGAAGTGGCGGGAGTTGGGCTGGGACAAGCTGATCGGCGAATTCGCTCCGAGGGAGATCGGCGTGGAACTGATGGAGGTCGAGGCCTGATGAACAGCGCGCTGGAAACCTTCGTGCCCCTCCAGTTCAAGCGGAAGAAGGGAAAACTGCTGGTCGACGGGAGGGAATCTGCCCACGACGTCCGGATCATCGAGGCCGTTGCACGGGCCATGTACTGGCACGACCTGCTCGACTCCGGCACATTCAAGAGCGTGGTCGAGATCGCCCGGGCCGAAGGGTTGATGCCAACAACGGTGGGCCGACTGCTGCGACTGGCGCGGTTGGCCCCCGACATCGTTGAACAGTTCATGAGGGGGTGCCAGCCCCGAAGGCTGACCCTGCTGTGGCTGATGCGAAACGACATCCCCGCACTCTGGCCAGAGCAGCGCCAGATGCTTGAGCGATTCCGGTAGGAGGCAAAATGACCAGTAAAAAACACTACGGCAAGCAGACAGGCCGCCCGGTCACCCATGAACTTCCGACCCCTGCCGGCGGCGTTCGGCTGGAAACCTTTGTCCCCTGGACGCTGGTGAGGCGAGGATTGAAGAAGCGGGTCATCACGCCATTGGACGCGCCACAGGAATTTCTGTCCGAGGCCACCCGAGAGCGGGCGACTCGGGCGGCGGCGCAGGACAGCGCGCTGATGCGGGCCCTCGGACTGGCGCACCATTGGCAGCGGCTGCTGGACGAGGAACGGACGACGTCGGTGGCCGACATCGCCAAGGCCGAGGGCATGGACGTGACGCAGGTACGCCGGGTCATGCGGCTGACCCTGTTGGCCCCGGATGTCATCGAACGGCTGGTGGGTGCGCCCGACATCGTGCTGGAGCAGGTGATGCGGCGGCAATGGCCCAATGGCTGGAGCGAACAAATGCAAATCATGGCTCGCCCTGACCAGCATACCGAGGACGATCAACGACACGCCGACACAACCCGACCGCGCCTTTACTAGAACCCGACAATCGCGCCGTGTCCAGGATTTGTTACAATGGATCCGCTTCAGGTGTCCCGATGGCATTCGCCAAAGGGATGAAACGGGAAGCCGGTGCGCTCCACAGAGCAATGCCGGCGCTGCCCCCGCAACGGTAAGCGAGTTTTTGGCACGGCAATCCGCCACTGTGCGCAAGCATGGGAAGGCGCTGTCCCAAGGGGAGTACCCCAACTCGCAAGCCCGGAGACCGGCCTGTCGCATAGCATCGGCGTTGCGGAGGGCAGTGCACCGAAGAGCGTGCATTGCATCCTTCACACCCTCTTCCTTGAATTCCTCTTCCGCGTGCCGCTTGGCCAACTTACGCGCGCGGGTGTGCGCAGAAGAGAGGAATATTCATGTTGTCACGTATCACGCCGGCCGCCGTGTTGCTGCTCGGCGCCCCAATTGCTTTCGCTTCCGAAGAAAATCGCTACGAACTGGATACCATCGTTGTGACCGCGACGCGCACGGCGCGCACGGCGGACGAAACGTTGGCCCCGGTCACGGTCATTACCCGCAAGGAGATCGAGCGCAGCCAGGCGCAATCGGTCGCGGACCTGTTGACCGGCCAGCCCGGCATCTCCATCGCCAACAATGGCGGGCAAGGCAAGGCGACCAGCGTATTCTTGCGCGGGACCAATGCCGACCACGTGCTGGTGCTGGTCGATGGTGTGAAGATCGGCTCGGCCACTACCGGGACGGCATCCTTTCAGGATATTCCCGTGGAATTGATCGAGCGCATCGAGATCGTTCGCGGGCCGCGCTCCAGTCTGTACGGCTCCGAGGCCATCGGCGGCGTGATTCAGATTTTCACGCGCAAAGGTGCGGGGTCGTCCAAACCTGCTTTCTCCATCGGCGGTGGCAGCCACGGCACCTGGCAAGGTTCGGCTGCGCTCTCCGGCGGTGTCGGGTCGGGCGGCTGGTACAGCCTGGGGCTGTCGGCCATCGATACACAGGGTTTCAATGCCTGTGACGGTAAGCCATCGCCCGGTGGCGCGGGATGCTTCACCCTGGAGCCCGACAAGGATGGCTACCGCAACCTGTCCGGGCGGCTGCGCGCCGGATGGCGCTTCGGAAACGGCGCCGAGGCCGAGATCAACTGGCTGCGCGCCCAGGGCAACAACCAGTATGACGGTAGTAGCGTCAACGAATCCGAATCCGTGCAGCAGGTGTTGGGCGCAAGCCTGAGCCTCACCCCAACAGATATCTGGCACACGTCCCTGCGTGCAAGCCAGAGCGAAGACGATTCGGACAACTTCAAGAACGGTGTATTCAAGAGCCGCTTCAACACCCGGCGTGACCAGTTCTCCTGGCAAAACGATATTTCGCTTGGCCGTGGACACCTGCTGGTTGCGGGGGCGGACTGGCAGAACGACCGCATCGACAGCACCACCGCCTATCCGGTCACTTCGCGCGACAATACCGGCCTGTTCGCCCAGTACCTTACGGAACTTGGCGGGCACGATCTTCAGCTATCCGCGCGCCATGACGACAATCAACAGTTCGGCGCCAAAACCACCGGCGGCGCGGCCTGGGGCTACAGCCTGGCCCCTGACCTGCGCCTGACCGCCTCGTACGGCACGGCCTTCAAGGCACCGACCTTCAACCAGTTGTACTTCCCCGGATTCGGCAACGCCAGCCTGCGCCCGGAGCAATCGCGCAGCCTGGATGTCGGCCTCGCCGGGAAGTCTGGCGGAGGCCGCTGGTCGCTCAATGTCTTCGAAACACGGGTCACGGACCTGATCGGTTTCGATGCCTCGTTCAACCCGGTCAATATCGATTCGGCGCGTATCCGCGGCGCCGAGGCCGTCGCGGCGACCCGCTTCCTGGACTGGGACCTGCGCGGCAGTCTGACCCTGCTCGATCCGGAAAACCAGGCGGCGGGCGCGAACCACGGCAACGTGCTGCCGCGCCGCGCCCGGCAGAGCTTCTCGCTCAGCGCCGACCGCGATTTCGGCGCCTGGAACGCCGGCGCCACCCTGCGCGGGGCGGGCCGCCGTTACGACAACCTGGCCAACACCATTCCA